GTCGAGCGTGTCTGCCTGCGCTTCGGCGAGCTGAAACTTGCCTGCGAGAAACGCAATCGCTTCAGCCGTCGAGTGCACCTGCACGCCGTAGCGCTGCAGCACGCTAATTTTACCTTGGTAGACCTTCGCAACCACTGACGCAGCCGATCCCAAATCACCTGTCACTTGTGCGAACCCGACAGTCGCGCGCACTGCTGATTCGATCTTGTCACTGGCGACGCCCATCGCTAAGAGCGTTCCTTGGATCTGCACAATTGCGTCGTCCCCAAGGCCGAACGCGCTCTGCATTAGCGCCGCCTGGCGCTTGAGCGAGTCGTTCAGCTTGTCGCTGTAGACTCCACGTTCGCGCAGTGCAGCTGCTAGACGAATCTCGACGCGCTCTTGTCCGCTCGCAGCGTCAACCCACTTGCCGACTGTTTGCGCGACCGCGCTAGCAGCACGACTGATTTTGTTGAACATCTCGAACATCTGATTAAGCGGTGTGAAGTAGTCCTTGATCTTGTCGAGGCCGCTGAACGCGCTCGCGAGCCCCACGCGTAGCGCCGAGAACTGGCGCTTGGAATCAGCGACGAATTTACCGACGGCGGTTTTTGCGCTCGCGGTGACGACACGAAGCGTGATTCCGATTTCACGTGCGTCTGCCATGGGCCTCCAGTTTAGCACTCTGTGCTTGGAGCTTTCGCGTTTCGGTTTCTTGCTGCTTCGCGATCGTGTTGGTAATTTCGGTGATCGCTTGGAACCACGCTAGCGGCTGCGATCCTGTATCGCCGATCTCGGGTGTCGCGCTGAGTGTCTTCCACGCACCGTAAGCACGCAGCCAAATCCACGTCGATTCGGAGATCACGGACCACGGGCAGCGTCGAAGATCAGGCGCAAACGCGAAGTGAAGCGTGTCGCCGGATCCCTTGCCGGTGCAATTGCGAGCCTCACGGAGATCGTTACCGGACACGTCGCCCTTGCACTCCTCGCAGCTCCAATCCCACGAGCGGTCACCGCTGGCTGCGAAGCGTGCCGCTAGACTGATTCCCGCAAAGCGCCGTCTTCAAGCGCCGAATGCTCGACGAGCGCACCGAAGATTTCGTTGATCACGGCAAGGTGCACGGCGTCGGCGGAACCTAGCAGCGCATCCCGCAATTCAGCCCACGTCTTCAGCTCACGCTTGCCGCTCTTGTCCTCTACGAACCAGTTGCGCACGTCCTTCACGCGAGCGTCGAGGCACTTTAACTTGACCGCGAACTCGCGACGCTCGACGTATGCGCCTACGTCCTTCATGCGTTTCTTGGTCACGAGAACTTGCGATTGCTGATGGGCTTGAAACTCGCGCGCAGACATCGGCACGAGCAGCACGGCTGCACGCTCCGGCTCAGGGCGCTCTCGATTGTCGTCGAGGTCAGGCGCGAACCAAACGCCTTCAGGATGGTCGAGCTCTGAGCTGCGAATCGTGATCATGTGTAGCTGAGCGTTAGTTCGTTCGCTGCACTTGTGGCAAGACCACGGAACGGCACCGAAACGACAGCCTCGGCTGCATCCGTGTCGCCGACTTCGGGTACATCCATGTCCGAGAAATCAAGCTCAGCCTTCACCGTTACGAGGCAGCGCGAGCCCGCAACCGATCCGAAGGTTGCCACGATATCGTGTGCCGTGAGCGCCTTTCGCTGGCCAAGGATAACCAATAAGTCTCGGCGACACCGGAAGCTCATCGATCCAGTGAGCTCTCGGTGTCCGGGAATCGCGTCACTGATTTCCGCTGCGAACAGCTCGTCGTCGATCACCTTTAGATTGTTGTTGAGCGTGAGCTCGAACGCCGTGATCGGCAGAGCTCCACCGGCGTAAGCGGATCCACCTGACGGCGTGAGTGACAGCGACCCAAGGTTGCCGGAGATCGGAGATCCAGTCGTCGAACCTGAAGGCAAGTGTGGACGTACAGGATCGCCCGTGAGCGTGCCAAAAGACGGAGGCCCGCCGCCAGACACGTTCACGAGCGTGAGCACAGCACCGGCTTTCACGCTCACGTAATAGCCGAGATCGTCCGTACCGTCGTCGCCGTCGATCTCGAGCACGTCGCCGAGCTCGAAGTTGTTAGCGTCGGCGGTCTGCACCGTGACTGTAGTTGCTGTGTTGCTCGCGACCGTCGAGTAACCTGCGTGCTTGTGCGTCTTAAACGGGCCGCTCGCCACGATTTTCGGCTGCTCACCGCCGCTCGCCGAAATGCGTAGCTCATTGATCAACCAACCCGCACCTTGATCCTGGTACACGCCAGCGAGCGCGCCGTCACCGAAGTGTCGCGCGAACGAGAGTGACGGCAACGCACCCTGCAAATCACCAAGCGCGTACACGTCCGAGGTTGCAGGTGTGTTTGTGTACCCGGTGGTTCCGCCCATCGCTGCGAGCAGGATCGCGTGAATATTTGGAGGCGTGCCCGCCGTGCCCGAGCCGAGCAAGTAGGCTTCGATTTCACACTGATTCGTGGTCTTGCCCGTGACGTGTTCGAGTCGCGATCGTGTGCTTCGCGCGTCGCTTCGGATGTCGCGCTGGATCTTCGTACCGAGCACCGAACGCGGCACACGGATCTCACGATTCGTGGTCGTTTGCGCGGCCGGATAGACGTAGGTCCCAAAGGTTGACTCGACAGCGAGCCAGAAGCGTTGAGTGCGGCCTAGAACGTAAGGAGTTGCGGCGGGCATTGGTTAGTTCTCCTCTGACGCGTCGTCGCTTAGCGAATCGCCGCTTAGCGAGTCCGGCGCGTCGCACGATTCTACACTCTCACGCGACAATCGTGCGACGAGCTTTGGATCGGTGATTATGGATCCCGCGGGAAGTGTAAGTTCCTCGGGCGAGAGCACAACAGTCTGGAGCAGTCGAACGCTCATGCTGTCACTCCAATCGTGCGATCGTAGATCACTTTAATCGACAACCGAATTGTCTCTTGGCCTTCGAAGTCGGCTTCGTCTGTCTCGGCTTCGACGATCGAAGTAGCGATCGCTTGTTGGTCGGTGTTGCTGGCGCCGCGCCAAGTTTGATTCGCGTGGACGGCTGCGATCATGTCGTCGAGGAGATCGTTAATTGCGTTGATCCGTGCGTCCTCGCTGTCCGTTGCAGCGTTGACGAACGCGAGTAGGTCTACAATAAACTCGACGCGCAACATGTTCGCTGGCTGGTAGCGATAAGTTTCAAGCCTCGGCGCGATACACACCGAAATCCGATCATCAAAACGCGTCTCGTTCCAGGTTCGCGCGTGTCGATGCACGGTGTCTACGGTGGACACGTAGACACCAGTGCCGTCGATTCCTTCAAGCGCAACCTTGATACGATCGAGTATAAGGCGTCGCGCGATTGTCATGTCGAGGTCACCACCGTATCTACGGCTTGGCCGATCAATCGAACTACGGTTTCAGTAGATGCTGTGTTCGCCTTCGAGAGATACTTCTTCGCGCGAATCGTGGCGGACGAGCGCAGCACGTAGTGCACCTTGAGGCGCTTGCGCTTTGTACCGAGGGTCTCAGCGAGCGCAGGCTTTGAACCGTGATCGATCACGAATAGCTTGCGCGGAAAAGCTCTCGGCGAGCCTACGCGTCGTGCTTCAGCTGTAACTGGAATCGCAAGCGCTCGGGCTTTCTTCGGACGAATCACACCGCCCGTCTCGTGGATCCCAGCGTACGGCAGAACCGAGAACACGCCAAAGACCGCGGTTGTGCCGTCGTGCGCCGTGGAGAGTTTCACGCGAGGTCGAAACGATCGTGAGAGCGCGCCTGTCTTACGTCCCTCGGTCTGGCTCGTCCAGTCTGCAATCTCTTTGCGAATGTTTCCGGCAATCACCTCGAGCGCTTTGCGTGCGCCGCTGCCGCTCTTGAGATCCGACGCGAGCTTGCGATCAAACGCGATCGCCCAGCGTGTCACGTTTTCGTTGATCTGGATTCCCGCGCTTCCGGCCGACATCGCGTCAGTCTCCCACGTTGTAACGGCCTTCGCCTGCGTTTTGATCGACGGCGTTCGGCGCGTCGTCGAGTCCGACTGCGAATGCGGGTTGCGTAGCGTCGTCTTCGTTCGCGAGGTCTGCTTTGCCCTGCACGCTACGCCCGCCAGCGAATACGCTCAACGTCGAGTTCGCACGCCGTCGGTACTTGTCGGCGAGATCGGTCCAGAACTTCGCCGTGCTTTGCGGCGAGTCGGAAATACCAACGGCCGAACGATCGATCATGCGCCCGAACTTTGCCGCGATCACTTCACAGCATTCAGCCGCGACGATCCAAACGTTCGTGGAATTGGTGAGATGCCAATCGATTTCCTCGTTCTGGAGGATCTGCCGCGACGAATCGGTGTCGCGTATCAGGTGTCTGACACGATCCCGATTCGTCGCAAGCGTGTTGGTATAGGTCCACGTCACTCGTCACCTACAGCGTAGCGATCTCCTCGATCACCACGTAGATCGCACCGCGGGCCTCGACCCAATCGGCAGATCCTGCCGTGAAGCTGATAGACTTCGCCGTCACCGCGTCGCTGAGATGCGGCTCCGGAACGAGTGCCGCCGAGCCGCTCTCATCAACGCGCAACAACGCGCCCAATGTTTGGCCCGACGAAATCAGCGTGCCTTTCTTCAGCCCCACCGCGACGAACGAAATCCCCACGAGAAAGCCGTCGGCGTCACCGCCGGACTCGCTCGCGAGTAGTCCGACGTCCATCGTTTTCGTAGCGCCGGTCGTCTCAGCTGTGGTCACGTCCACGAAGACATCGCGCACGATGCACTTCGCCGGGAGATCGATTCCCGTGTCCTGTTCGGATCCCGTCGGAGCCGCACCGATCTCGTATTTCAGCGTCCGCGTGATCGTCTTCCCGAGTACCGGTGAATCGAAGATCACGCGACCCTGTTCGCGTTTCGTGGCGCCCATCGAGCACCCTCCTTCTGTCGCGTATTACGCGACCACGCTTGGGAAGAACTCGCCGAGATCTGAGCCCGTGACCACCATATCGTAGGCGCTCTGAATCTCGAGCTTCACGCCGTGTCGCGTCGGCACCTCGAAGCGTAGGATTCGCGAACCGTCACCGGCTCCCGCGAGTCCAGCCCAACGGAACGTGTAGCCAGCGCTTGGTTGCATCGGCGACGGTCGATCCGCCGCGTACGCCAGAAGGCAATGCTTGCCCGCGATAAACGCGTTTGCCGCGGTTTCGCCCTCGTTGTTCGTCGAGTAGCTTGCGGCTGCTACGACGTACTGATCCACACCAAAGAATCGAGCGAGCATCGCTTCGTCGATCGAATCGGCCGACGTGTACTTGAACTGCTCTCGCACGAGCGGGTGGCGCTGAAGTGCCTGGTGCACCTCGTAACCGACGAGCATGCGATTCGGGAACTGCCCCGTGCTCTTGAGCATGCGCGACTGCGCGCCCTGCACGTCCAACTTGGGGTCAGACGTGGAGTTGCTCCATTGATCGCCAACGGTCGTATCCGTGCCCCAGATCGAGGTCGTGAAAAACGCAGTCATGAACTCAACTTCGCGATTAATCAGCGCCATCTGAGACAGCAAGATCGCGGCGTCTTCCTCGGCGCCGCCCGGCGCGTCGTAATTCGCGGCGATTTGATCGTCAACGAAATGACCAAGCGCCCACACGTCACAAGAGTAGGTCGAGCTCGACAGCCCGTAGCCCGCTTCAAACGACTCTGCGCCCGGTCCGAGACGCTTCATCTCGTTTCGACGAAAGTCGTTCTTCGTGTAAATTCGATACTTGTTGCTCTGCTTCGCGACGTTGATCGCCGGAAACATTCGCTCAGCTGCGAACAGCTTCGCGTCCTGAACGTAGCTCACGCTCATGTCCGTGAGTAGGGAATCGACGTGCACGTCAGAGAGAGTTGGTTGCGGCATTGTCTGCTAGTCCTCCGTGTAGCGCGCGCCTAACGGCTACGCGGCCCTTCCGAGATTGGCGCAGTTGATCACTGCGGTTGCGAGCCCGGCGGCTGCGCCCGACGCGACGATCACCTGGCCGCACGTGTACTCAGTCGTGTCCGTGCCCGGCGTCTTTGCGTCAGCCTGGCCATCAGATTGCGTACCAATCAGCGTACCGACCGTGAGCGCAGCATCAGAGCTGACCTTCGTGCAGCCAATCACGAGCACGCTCGCAATCTGACCACTCGTCGGCTTGTTTTGAAGCACGCCGATCGGCTTGTCCGTCGCGGCGGCACACAAGATCACCGTGTCGGCCGCCGACATTTTCACGAACATGAATTGCTTCG